GGTTTTCATTTCTGGCCCCAGGTGCAAACCTCATATTCAACGTCGCGGCGATTCATCAGGCCTTTCCACTTCTTGCCGCCCGCGTATATCCATTTCTTGAGTCCGTCACACGCCGCCTGGTAATTACCGGCGTTGAGGTTACGTAGCAAGGAAGAGCGTTCAAATGCCGATGCACCAACGTTGAAACTAAAACTGATAAGAGCCGCTTTCTGGTATTCACTGGCTGGTACCTTTACGGAACGCTCAACGGATTTGGCGAATGGCTGAAGGTCTTTGTCGAGAATGGCCTTGCACTCTTTCTCGGTGTACTTCTTGCCGATGATGATGTCTTTGCCTGTGTGCCCGTAACAGACGGTGAGCACTCCAGCGACATCGTAATAAGGCTCGTATCGCACACCCTCAAGGTCAGGTATCAGCACTGCGGCGATAGCAATAGCGCCAGAGCCTGAAACCGCGATCATCTTATTTCGCAGAGACGAATTCATTCAAATCTCCCGGGGCGCTTTCTGACTCAGGTCAGCGATAACTTGAGCTGTGGCTGAAGGGTTTTTAACGTCTGTCTTGCTCAGGATGTCTTGCAGTATCTTCGTGCGCTTCATCTGCTCACGCTTGTTGAGCCGGTATGTGAGGACGCCGAGGATAATGCTAAAGGCGACACCAATTATGAAGCCCCAATCCTGTAGGGACAGGCTGGCAAAGAAAGCCGCAAGACCAGCACTACCGTATGAGGCGTTACTGTATCTTTCGTCCATCTTCATAGTCTCTCTCCTCGCGTTGTTGGCGGGAGCTGTGTGAGTTCGGGGAAAGCGCCATCCATGCCACGGCAAGTTATCTATGAGTGATATTGGTTGCTGGATGGTTGGCGCTAAATATGAGAAAAGGCCGCCGATTGGCAGCCTAATTGTATATTTTTCAACTACTGCATTTTTTGCAGGAGTTCGATTTAGAAGGCCGCAGCATAACAATCACAGGTGAAAGCTGAATTGCCAGTTAGGGCTACGGCTCAGTTGAAATTGTGGCGGCTGGCGTCGATAGTGCCAGCTAGGAGGATTTCGGCCAGGTCGCAATGCCCCGCACCTCCGACCCTTATACAGTCTCGCGATCGACCTGCGAATTCACCACAACGAAAAGCGCCATCTCCATGCTATGCAAGGGTGGGCGTTACCACCAAATGACGCTTATCTGTTGTGCAGAAACAAGAAAACCCCGCATCAGCGAGGCCTCTTTTAAATCCACCGTAACAATCAGACGGATTTGTAGTGTTAGGATGAAGATTAGTCTTTTTTTCCGCGACATACAATGGTTAATTTCTACCAAAATCCATTTCAGTAGAAATAAATTATCAGTTTGTGACTTTTGACAGCATCAAGTCAGCAATAGCCTCTTCTTTGTGGCATTCGCTAACCAGCATCTCAAAGAATGGCTGCACATGGTCATAGGCAAATGTTTTCTTCACGTCCCATGCCGTTTGGATTGCCTCCAGAACGGTTGAAAACTTAAGCCGGCGGTAACCACGACCGGAGCACTTGTCGCAATCTTCCCAGACTGGAATGCCACCGAGTGCTTCAGTCTTATCCTTGTTCACCACCTTCCCCTTGCCGTGGCACCGGCATGAGTTGCTGACTACCTTCCTACCCTTGCACGATTTGCAGACAGCACGCACTACATCGCGCACTTCTCTTTTGTGCTCCCAGTCACCAACACAAACAGCGCGAGACATTTTCGCCCACTCAGGAGCCTTTCCCCATGGGTGGGTTACTTTCATGGTGAAAACTTCGGCCTCTATGAATCCTTCCCCAGAGCAGCATTCGCATTGACGAACACTAGCCGCGCTGCGTGAATAATCCTGATAAGCGAAAGTTGCGAGTATTTGCAGAACTCTTTGCTTAATATCTTCATCAAGTTCTGAGATTGCCCGACATTGCCCTGCAAGGCGTTGTGCGATTTCATAAAGTCCCTCTACTGCTTTATCTGGTGCGCTGATGCCAATCTTCGCCAGATATAAATCCAGACCGATGCCGCTTTTAAGTCCCGCAAGACCTAATGCGGCCATCACTTCACTGATACTCAACGAATCAGAAGCCGTTGCCCTGGGTGAATCGGTGATGTGTGGTGATTTCGGTGCGAAGTATTTCCCGATCGCTTCAAGTCTCATGCGTCACCTTCTTTGATGTGCATTCTCGGCTCGCCGTCTTTTGGCTCAGGCCACTTCCGCGCCATATTCACTTTCAGCTTTTCTTCCATGGCGGCAATGATTTCACCGTCACTAATTCCAGCCCGGCGCTGCGCATCCCAAAGCAGGAATTGCATGTCAGCCCATTCGCTTAAGTCGTCTGGTTCCGCTGCCGCTTCAAGAGCCTCTTTGCTCAGGTGTTTGAGGGGGCCAATTGGACCAACGTCACCAAATGTTTCCTGCGACCACTGCGCGTGCTTATCTCGAATGATGTCGCGTAACTGCGCCAGTGAACCGCTTGCGTAAGTTGCTTTGCTCATGCTTCCTCCAGCTCTGTAATGATTACTTCCAGCCTTCCACCCTTAACCACTTCGCAGCGAACCATGTGCACGTCATCAATCAGGCTGTCGTCAGTAATGACTCCTGCACTGGTCAGTGAGTCGAGAGGTGCTTTGAATAGGTTGTCGAGGTCACGCCGGGCGCGTGTAGGTGGATATGCGAGAATTTTTACTTTGAGTTTGCCAGCCAGGTGGTACTGCTGATTTGCTTCGGTGATTTGCTGAGTTACTGCGGTGGTGTATTCCCTTCCCTTCTTGCTCTTTATCTTTCGGCCCCGGAAAACTGAGAAGAGGTGATTATTGCCGGGCGGCCAGGGTAGCGTTATTCGATACTCGTTCATGCCTTCACCAATCCCTCTTTCAGCCAGATAACCTGAGTTCGTGCCATTCCTTCCAGTGCACACTCTTTCGCGTATTCGGCATCTACAACGTGCGTACGGCGATCAATCTCATCGTGGCATGCAGAACAAGCAACGGTGGCGATAAGGTCAGGTGGCTTGATTCCGGTGCCGCATAAGCCGGGTAATCGGATATGGGCTAAGACTGAGGTCTCTGCGTTGCCATTACACACTCCAGGAATTCTGACCTGGCATTCACGGCCTCGGGCTGCATTGCGTAGATTCGCCATCGTGCATTACTCCGTGTGGGTCTGTTTCTACATACGCCTCATGAGCGCATTCGTTACATGCGTAAACTTCGCCAGGCTGCAAAGGCTTTGTACACGCTGCGCAATATCCTGCTGCTGCGTTGCTGTTGCGCTGGTAGGTGGTGATGTCAGATGGCTGGAGCATCGTTAGCCTCTACCATCTTGAGAAAGACAATCATTGCGGAACGGAGTGGTTTTTCACTTACGTGGTAAATGGAACCATATCTCGCAACCCACTCCCCATCATTCACAAGGCTTATTTCGTTTGATTCGATAATCGGCCATGCGTCTGCCGGGTTTGTTGTGTATTTAAAGCCACCACGTAACCAGGCGCGCATGATGTCTTTATCGCTCGCTTGGTTTCCGTAAATCTTCTGCAATACCAGGGCATCAATATCTCTGTCGCTTAACTGTGAATAGTCTGTCATGCTCTTGTCCTTCTCATGCGATCCCATTTAGCGCGCAGCAGAACGTAAACGTAGTCATACGTTTTTACCTGGCTTTCAGTTGGGATTGGTTTGGGTTTGTTGCGGGAACGTTTGGTGGGCTTGAATATGGACGCATCCATTACTGCGACTATGCTGCTCTTTCGCTGGCGCATTCCCCTCTCCCTGATTGCTGCAATAACTCATATTCGCGGCGGGAATCGTCGCTCCACCTGACACTTCGCTCGGAGCCGAACCAGAACATGATTTCGATTAGCTCGGTCATGCTGGCCTTTCGCATCTTGCTGGTACGCACTCCGAGAAGCACAACGCCGCCGTCGATACCGGGAACACTTCGCTGCTCAAGCTGTTTTGTTTTCAGCCATAGCGCGGTGAATATGTCCTTCCAGTCTTCAGGCTGCAATCGCTGACCATGCCAAAGCACCTGCCGTGAAACGTCCTGTAGCATTGGCCACATACGGTCGTTCTGCGCCTTTGAGCGCTTGGGTTCTTTAACGTGGATTTCGTGCGGTGACTTGTCGTCGATGGGTAGTGCGAGAATGGAGTCTATTGCGTTGTTGCGGATTGCTTCATTTCGAAGCAGGTATGTTTGCTTCATGTCTCACCATCCAGGTATTCCAGCCTTGTTTCTGAAACCGGCACACCACGCACGATAGCGCTTATGAATCTCTTCGTGGTCGTAGTAGATGCCGCCGACTGCGTTCTGCTTGCGGCGCTGCTGGATGTAAGTTGTGGTGCGCCCCATTTCATCGGCTACCCACTTCTCGAAGTTCGCAATATTTTCATTTTCCATCGCTATCTCCTTTAACGGTTATGCCAGCGGCGCGGATTGCCTTTACAGCGTGTTCGCGCATTACATTCCAGTCCGTACCATCCCATTTCGTTTGAGCCCCTCCCATGGCTGGCGGAAGTTCTACGACGATTGCGGCGCGTGACGATTGCCACATAGACCATGAAATATTAAGTCGATCACCTTCCGTTTCCCGATACTCATCGCTATCACGCAAGTTTTTTAGCACTGATACTGGCGTACCCGTTAAATTGCTATACGCCAATTCAAACTGCGCCCTGCTGTCTTCAACCTTCAGTGGTGATGTGGTCATGCGGACTTCCCCTCTGTTTCTTCCTCGACATCCTCGGATATTGCAATCACATCAGACAACCTGACACCAAGCCCGTCAGCGATGCGCTGGAGATTTGATAGTCGTGGGTTGCCATGCAGTGCTGAATAAAGCGTCTTACGATTAACCCCAAGCTTGTCGGCCAATGCCGTTATGCTCATGCCGCGCTCCTTTGCCAGCGCCTGAATTGTTGCCGCCAGTGAGCTACTCATGCCGCACTCTCCGCCAGTTCTTTCAGGTTATCCTCCGTCAGAATCACGTCGCGAACTTCCCGGGTTAACGCTGCTTCCATCTTGCCAAGGCAGCCACGAATGCGGGTGATTTCAGACTCGGGAAAGAGGCTGAGACTCATCGTGCGCAATGTCCCTTGCAGGTTCCGGTTGTTCACCTTGCCCGATAATGCTTTGGCACACTTACGCAGAGACTCACCAACCTTTCGGCCTTCAAGTCGTGCAAAGGATCGGCATAGTTCGAGAGTGAGGAGAGTGTCTGGAAATTCTTTATACTTGCTGGCATGGATGATTTGTAATGCGGTGTTCATGGTTATCTCCATTCTTTGCTCGGTTCCTGCTTGCGCTCGTTCTCTGAAAACTGGCGCGCAGCATCTGCCTGGTCAATGTTCGTGAAGTGCCCGTTACGCCAGCCCATGTAAAACGTCTTTGGTTGGCCTGACCGATATTTACCAACGATGATTTCAGCGATGCCCTTCATGCTGCTGTGGTCGTCGTAAACCTCATCGCGGTACGGGAAAATAATCACGTCTGCATCTTGCTCAATTGAGCTTGAGTCTTTCAGGTCGCCGAGGGTTGGGCGCTTGTCCGGTCGGCCTTCCACGCCGCGGTTAAGCTGCGACAGGAGGATTACCGGGACTTTATTGCGGAGGGTGAAGCGCTTTAGCTTGCGGGTGATTTCTGCAATGGCGATGTCGTTACGCTCTGCCTTTGGCTTTGCGATCAGGCCGAGATAGTCAATTGCCAGAAAGCTCAGGCCGCCGTCCATGTTCATGCGCTCTGCGTGGGCGATACATTCGTCAACGGTAAACGAGCCGTCGATAACGTAGTTATGCTCATCAAGTAGCGTTCCGGTTGCCGCAGTCAGTCGCGTGTATTGCTCCTGAATCATGTCCAGTGGGTTGCGCAGTGCTCCGATTGATAGCCCGGCGCGGTCTGCAACATGACGCTCGACAACCTGCATGTCTGACATTTCCATCGACACGATCAGCCCCTTCCCCTTCTGGCGGCCTATTGAGTTGGCGATGTTGATTGCCAGCTCGGTTTTACCCATACCAGGACGACCAGCGATGATAATCAGGTCTGTTCTGTCAAAGCCGCCATACTCGTCATCCATCGCCTGAATACCGGTTTTCAGGTACAGGCCGGACTCTTCACCCTTCATGCGGTTTTCCAGCACGACCATGTAATCATCGAGCAAGTCACCAATGCGGCGCGGTAGTTTGTCGTTGGTTTCAAACTGAAGCTTTCCAACGATGCCGCTGACTTCTGCGATTCGTTCGTTGATGTCATGCGTACCAGCTGCGCGTAGTAGCGATGCGGCGTGAATCAGATCGGACTCACCCTTTCGCAGCATCCAGCACTGGCGAACTCGCTTAGCCCAGCCACGAATATTTGCGGCTGACTTGCAGCGCCCGGCGACTTCCAGCACATAGTGCTTTGTATCCTCTGGTACGCTGGCCTGAACAGTAAAGATGTCCAGTGGCTCCGCTTTGTTCAGTAGCGCGGTGATTGCCTGGTACATGGTGCGGAGGTGATAGTTATCAAAGGACTCAACAGGAAGTTTACCAATGACGTCACGGCACTCGATGTGATCGCCCTGAATCATCATTGCCCCGACCAACTGCTCTTCAAAATCGTAGCTATCCATCAGACGCTTTCCCCCAGAATCTGGTCAATCTTCTCCTGGCGAAGCGCAGTATCAATCCCGAACTTCTTGCCATCAGGGTTTGAACCACACGCCCACTGAGTAGGCTTGTAGCCAAACTCGATGTAGCCATTCAGGAATGAGTCGATGTCTTTTGGAGTGGTGCCCAGCTCTTTGCACTGCTTCAGGTAGGATTTCCAGAGACGCTTCAGGCCGTTTTCCGTAGTGGTGGTGACGCTGCGGATTTTTGGTAGACCGAATGTTTCGGCTTTGCAGTTCCAGGTGTTTTTCAGTCGTTCGCGATCGAACGCTGGCATTGCAGAACGTGGATTGGTTCCGGTTGCTCTCGGGTTTGTTCCTGCCTGACGGGGTGTTAATTTTTCATCACCCTGCATTCCCACATCGTGGGTTAGGGTATGTTTTATATTGTCTAGGGTAAGACTGTTTAGGGTGTCGGGTGGTTTTACCCAACTTGAAACCTTTTTTTGCCCAACTTGTTGGGTGGTTTCGCCCAACATTTTTGGTGGTGTTTTCTTGGTCTTATTTAGCTGCCATTCGTCTATGTTTACATTGACGCTTACCAGCTTAAAACCGCCCACTTTTCTGAGATTTATGATTCTTCTCTCAGCCAGAACATTCAACGCTGCTGCCACATCCGAATCATCCAGATCAGTCATATCTGCCAGGTATGTATTTGTTACCTTGTCTTCTGATTTATTCCAGCCAAAGGTGCAGAAAATGACAGCGTCAAATACCTGGTGCTCACGCCCCGCCATTTTAAGCTTTGGCTTTAGCTTACCTATGGTTGTTGCTATCCGAAGATAGCCATCATCAAGACTCGCCACCCTCGTCTCCAGTTGCTCTTTGCGAGCGCCGAATGTTGCGTATGCGACGTTACTCATGGGGCTTCTCCTGTTTCCGCTTGTTCTCCTCCAGCATCGCCCGGAGAGCCTCACACCCTTTCTGACTTACCGAGCGAAGACACTTGTCACGCTCGATATTTTTATGAACTCCAGCCTGGTAAAACCGCTGCTTTTTCATGTATGATTACTCCTGTGAATTGATCCAGTCTTTTCGCATCAGGCCTCAAAGAATTCCACGTTCTTTGGGGCCGTTTCTTTTGTCAGTAGCTTCTCTATCCGCAGCAAACTTTTCGCCACTTCTGATTCGGGCGACACCACATCCAGATAAGCCATTGCAAGACTCATCATCTGAAAGAAGCTGTGCCGCTGCTTTCCAGATGGTCGTTTCATCCTGCTAACGGCTGCATCGTCCAGCTCAAGCACTTTTGCCAATGCTCCCTGCCCACGCTCAGCTAGCTTGTTCAGTAACTGGCTTTCAATCTCTCTCGCTTTTTTGCGATAGCTTGCAATTTCCATGGTTTAAAATTTCCTTATTGAATTAGTTAATTGCGTGACATTGCGGTGAGCAAGTCACTTTGGGTTTCCCTGGTGTTCCGAGGGAGATCAAATTGGTAAAGAGCGGTACTGCTTAGTGGCTAAAGATTTCCGGGAACAATTCTTCTTTGCTTAAACCGGTAATCGTTAACAGGTCTTTCATGCGGCCTTTAGGGAGCGTCCCGCCTCGCTTTTTAAGTTGGGTGATAGCTTGTGTGGTAACTCCGAGCTTCTCGGCCAAGGTCTTTTGCTTGCCGCCCACGGCAAATACAGCCTTTTCCAGTGGAGTTACCGAAGCATGTTCCTTGTTGATCATGGCTTACTCCAGTTAACAATAATCCACTTAATGTTAATCGCTTCTCGTGGATAAATCAACACAATGAAGATTGAAAATAACAACAAGATGTTTACTCTGGGCGCGCCGGAGGATGAAATGAACAACATTGCAGAACGCCTACAATTTTTGATGGGTTCGGAGGGGTTAAAGCAGAAGACGCTTGCCGCCGAGCTTAACGTTTCGCCTCAAACAGTTAACAACTGGATTAAGAGAGACGCGATCAGCCGTGAAGCTGCTCAACAGATAAGCGAAAAATATGGTTATTCTCTTGATTGGTTGCTTAACGGAATTGGCAACCCTAAGATTAACCACCGCTCAGACTCAACAATCCCGCATGAAGCACGCTGGCAGAAGGTTGAGTCATGGGATAGCGAAACTCCTCTTATGGACGATGAGGTAGAGGTTCCTTTTCTTCGCGATATAGAGCTTGCTGCGGGAGATGGCAGCTTTTGCGAGGAAGACTATAACGGATTCAAGTTGCGGTTCTCTAAATCAACCCTGCGCCGTGTGGGGGCCAACTCTGACGGTTCAAGCGTTCTTTGCTTCCCTGCACATGGAAACAGCATGGAGCCGGTGATCCCAGATGGAACAACCATCGCCGTGGATTGCGCAAACAAGAAAATTATTGATGGAAAGACATACGCAATAAACCAGGACGGATGGAAGCGAGTGAAAATGCTTTACCGCACTGGCCCTAACAAGTTGACTATTCGAAGCTATAACAGCTCTGAATACCCAGACGAAGAGGCAGAACTCGACAAGGTCGAGATCATTGGCAAGGTGTTCTGGACATCAACTCTCTGGGATTAACCCCGCCAAATTCCTAAAGCCGGCCATGAGCCGGTTTTTTTTCGTCCAAAATCCACGAATCGCACAATCAGCAAAAATTAAATACACACCAAAATCATCAACTTGTGTATTTATCATCAAATTAAATCCACATTACGTTGACACAAAAATCCACATGATGTTTAATTAGCCCATCAGCAGGACGCTGAAACGCAACAAGGAACTGAGTTGCTGGCTCTTTAATAATTTAGCCCTGTGAATACACAGGAAAGAATGTTTAACCAAACAGGAGGTGCCGAAATGGTGCACTAACGCGGTTAGACCGCAGCCGAAAGGCAATGCAGCAGTAATGATGCTGCCCTGAGTCACCAATGAGTGAGCCTGCTTAGCATCGGGTCAAGGTTCTTATATCAAAAGTAGCTCCGGTAAAGCAGTTCGCCAGCCAGACGAACACCGGTTATTAGCGGCCATCGTGCGACAGAACCTCAAGGGCATGAGCGTGGCCACTCCGGGTAGTGGTGCAGTTGATTTACCCTGCCTCTGCAAATGGGGGTAGGCATAAATTCACTGAGGAATACCCATGAACAGAAATCAACGCCGTATGGCTGAGTACAACGCCAGAAAAGCAGCTCAGCAGATTGATGCAGGAAATTACGCAGGAAAGATTAACCGGGCATTCGCAAAACTGTCAGGCGCTTCATTGCCAAGAGTTGAGCAAGCTCTTCGCGCTCCAAACTGGCGTGAGCCTAAAGAGACGGCATTCGTAACGCTTGAGTGCCAGGAATATCGCAAGGTGCGCAATCCAGACGGTCAGCAGGTCAACGCGCGACAGAAGATGCGCGGCAAGAGCATTCCACTCATTTAACAGCGAGGTAGTTATGGAAGTTATCTGGAAAAAGCCATCCGATGCTCCGGCACTTGAGCGCGGAAAGGATTTGAAAGTGTGGGGATTAGTTGATTTTCACAAATACAGCTGCAAATGGGGCGGCTTAGGCGAAGACGGTAAGGCTACACGGACAGTCATCTTGGAAGGTGTGACACGCCGAGTGGTTGAACTTCGTTACTCAAATACGTTGGCTACTCAGGATGAGCTGACCTACTTCGAAGAGCACAGTGAGTTTCCATCGTCCGCGCCTGGCTGGTTGGATGACTGGCTTAATGAGGATGGTGACCACTGTGGTGTGCACGGTTTTTACCAGCAGTATTACGAAGAAGGCGGTATGTATCACTATGAGTTCAACCCGACTGAAAGCGGAGTGTTGCAGACTTCCAATAACTGGACAGGTGGCGAACCTGAAATGATTCTGCTGGCATGGGCTGAATTTGAAAAGCCTCAAGTGCCTGATTGCTTACCGGAATAGGTCGCCCAGCGCGGCCTTTTTTATGCAGATTGGAGTGAATGATGAGTGAGAAGTTTGTCATTTATACGATTGATGACGGTATCAAAATGTATTTCACCGGCACTCACTGGGGCGGCCCCGGGTACTTCAATCAGCTATGGGATGCGTACAGATTTGATACGCAGAAAGAGGCTGATGATGCGAGGTTGTGGCTTGGTGAGGAGCTTGTTGTGCCCCGTAGCCATGTCATTGAACAGATTAACGATAGTGCCGCTATCAGCAAGGCTACAGGAGAATAGATATGGCTGATTACAGCAAAGTGTCAGTTGACTGGCTTATCAGGATGTTTGCTGACGGTTATATCGCGCTTTGCGATGCCGACAAGCACGAAATCCTTGATGTAGTTTTCGAGGACTAACCAGCTTCCGTATCTGCTTTCAGCTTTCCCTGAGAACAGATACTGAACCCTCGTTGTCCTTATTGCCCGCCACCGTGCGGGCTTCTTTTTGCCTGGAGAAAATTAAATGCGTGTAGATAACGAAGTGCTGAACGTGCTCAGCGCTGCCGAATGTATTGGCAATAACCTCAAATTAACAGGCCAGCTTGACCGCAATCTCTATACCAGAACAAACAAAGTTCTTGAGGCTGCTGGAGGTAAATGGAATCGCAAAGCTGGCGCTCACATTTTTGAAGCGGACGCATCAGATCGTGTTGAGCAAATCATCCTTACCGGTGACGTTGTTGTGCCTAAAGATGATTTTGAGTTTTACCCGACCCCGCCTGGCGTTGTCAGACATGTAATACAGCTGGCAGATATTCGGGATGGAATGCGAGTTCTAGAGCCTAGCGCGGGTCAAGGTGCAATTGCTAAAGCGGCTCATGATGCGGCAGCAGATGTGATGATTGATATGTATGAGCTGATGCCAGCCAACAATGATGCGTTGCACTCACTTAATCTGCGACTGTCCGGCATTGGCAAGCCAGTCGATTTTCTCACGGTTGAGCCAGAGCCAGTCTATGACCGCGTGGTCATGAATCCTCCATTCGGTCGTCAGGCTGATATTAAACATGTTAATCACGCACTGGAATTCCTGAAATCAGGCGGCATGCTGGTATCGGTTATGTCTTCATCAGTCACGTTCCGTAGCAATAAGCTTGCAGTTGACTTCCGCCAGATGGTTGAAGGCCGTGGCGGTCATATCGAAGAGTTGCCAGAAGGTTCCTTTAAGTCATCCGGAACGATGGTTAACACCGTGATTGTCGTCATCCCAAATTAACTACTAGCCACCTTCGGGTGGTTTTTTATTGCGTCCATTCCTGAGCGCTATCCGCTGATGAATGAACACAAACCTAACAGGAGAGAGCATGAGCGAAGTAACGGATTTAACAGTCATCGAGATTAAGCCGGAACAAGCTCCGGTTCTGTACGCGCCGAATGGCCTTGACGCATTCCTTGAGCAGATTAAGCAGGAAGTGAACGAAGTCCCCGACTTGTCCACGGCGAAAGGTCGTGCACGGGTGGCATCGCTGGCGGCGCAGGTATCACGCAGCAAGACTGCAATCGAAAAGCCGGGTCGTGAGTACCTTAAGCGACTGAAAGAAGCCGTGAAGCCAGCAGAAGCGGAAATTAAGCGTTTCGTTGATGCTTGTGACGAACTGCGTGACCTTACCCGCCGCCCGCTGACTGAGTGGGAAGCGGAACAGGAACGCATCAAGCAGGAAGAGGAAGCCAAGCGCAAGGCCGAAGAGGAAAGGAAGCAATTCGAAGCCGATCATGAAATCGCCCTACTCCTGAATGACAAATTCGACCGTGACGCAGCAGAAGCTAAGGCTGAAGCTGAACGCCAGCGCATTGCCCATGAAGAAGAGTTAAAGCGTCAGGCGGCAGAGCAAGCCAAACGTGAAGCAGCAGAAGCGGCACAGCGTGAAATCGACGCAGCAGCAGCCCGTGAACGTGAGGCGCTGTTAGCGAAGGAGCGAGCTGAGCGTGAAGCCAAGGAAGCCGCAGAGCTTGCAGAGCGCAACCGTATCGCCGCAGAACAACAGGCCGAAGCCGACAGGAAGGCAGCATCCGAGAAAGCCGAACGCGATAAGCAGGAAGCCATCGCCGAAGAGAAACGCAAAGCACAGGCCGAAGCTGATCGCATTAAGCGTGAAGCAGACGAAAAGGAACGGGTTCGCCTGGCAGAAGAAAAGCGTATCGCTGATGAAGCCTCTAAACGCGCAGCAGATAAGGCTCATCAGGCCGAGGTAAACAACGCAGCCATTGCAGTGCTTACCGCAGCCGGTATCGACCCTGAGTGCGCTAAAAGCTGCGTAATCGCAATCATCAAGAATCAAGCCGCTCTATCTGCTACCGGCGAACGCCCTGCACTTCAAATCAACTACTAATTCAAATCAAATTTAAGGAACAGCCCATGATGTACGCCATCGCCGGGCAGTCCGCTTCGGGCTGCTCTACCAACTATTTGCTCAAAATGCAGCATCACGTATCCAACCGCCTGACATCTGCCAGCTTCACCCCGCCACCAAAGAAGAGCTGGCTGGATAAGTTGGTCGACATTCTTCGCCAGGAGGCGCGTCCATGAGCCAGCAAGCCCCATCCAAACAATGGTCAGACGAACAGTTTGCACGACTCATGAAAGACATGGGCGTACCGGTTAATTTGCCGGAGCCGCAGAAGGAGGAAGCATGAACGCTTATCGCGCTTATGACCGTGAAGAGTATCGCCGTGAAGACGCTGAGGCGCTCAAGGTTCTTGATGAGGAAGAAGAGGCTGAGCTTGCTGACCAGTTCGATAACGAGCTGCCACTCAGCAAGCTTGAAGCAATGATCACCTCTTCCCTGAGCGCCGACAAGAAAGCCGTATCTCAGGCATTCATGGATAACGTTGAATTTCAGGATGCGGCGGCTGAGTTCCTTCGCTACACCGCAGAAGTCATCTCAAAGAATCAGGCGAAAATTAACAGGAGCTTCCAGTGAGCAATCAGTTAGTTGATCGGGTTTTCGACATCGTAAGCCCACTTAAAGCAGATTTTGAGCAGGTTTGCTCAGAACCTTCGCTTAACTTCAAGCGTGAATCTGAGTTCGCAATGCAGATATTCGCAAATAACGATTATCTGGCTGGCGTGGCGGCAAACAACACAGTATCAACCCGTAGCGCCATCATGAACGTTGCGGCAATCGGCGTAACGCTGAACCCAGCACAAAAGCTCGCTTACCTGGTGCCACGGAAAGGCGCTATCTGCCTCGACATAAGCTATATGGGCCTGATGCACATCGCCCAGCAGTCAGGCGCGATCAAGTGGTGTCAGTCGGATATCGTCAGGAAGAACGATAAATTCAAGCTGGTTGGAATCGACAAAGCACCGGCACATGAATACAGCGTGTTTGACACCATCGAGCAGCGCGGGGAAATCGTCGGGGCATACACAGTAATCAAGACCGATGAAGGCGACTACCTGACCCACACCATGCGGGCAGAAGACATCTTTGCTATTCGTGACCGCTCGGAAGCATGGAAGGCATATAAGACCAAGGGGAAATCCTGCCCGTGGTTAACTGATGAGGAGCAGATGATCCTCAAGACCGTAGTCAAACAGGCTGCCAAGTATTGGCCCCGCCGTGAGCGACTGGATGCGGCTATCGATTACGTCAACACGGAAGGTGGAGAAGGAATCAACTTCAATCAGGATCGGACGCCTGAACGCGATATCTCCCCCGCTACAGCCGAAACCCTGCAAACCATCACCGACCTGCTTATCCAATTGAACAAGACATGGGAAGAAGACCTGCTTCCGCTTTGCTCCAACCTGTTCCGGCGCAAGATAACTGAGCCGTCAGTATTAACGGAAATTGAAGCCGTGAAAGCACTCGACTTCTTAAGGAAAAAGGCCGCGGCATGACACCTGAAATCATTCTGGAGCGCACTGGAATCGACATCCTTAATGTCGAGCAAGGTAGCAGCGACTGGCTGCGTTTGAGGCTGGGCGTTATCACTGCGTCGGAAGTATCAAACGTTATTGCAAGGCCCCGTAGTGGCACCAAATGGACTTCCACACACTGCTCGCTGAGGTCTGCACCGGCGTATCGCCCGAGGTTAACGCCAAGGCGCTGGCATGGGGTAAGCAAAACGAGGACTCGGCACGGACGCTGTTTGAGTTCACTACAGACGTACAGGTAACGGAAGCACCAATTCTTTTCAAGGATGAGACTCTGCGAACAGCATGCTCCCCTGACGGCCTTTGCAGTAACGGATTTGGCCTGGAGCTTAAGTGCCCTTTCACTTCCCGCGACTTTATGAAGTTCAGGCTTGGCGGCTTCGATGCCATTAAATCTGCATACATGGCACAGGTTCAATACAGCATGTGGGTTACCGGAAAGGATGCCTGGTACTTTGCGAACTACGACCCACGCATGAAGCGCGAAGGGATTCACCATGTTGTTGTTGAGCGTGACGAAAAGTACATGAGTGACTTTAACGAAATGGTGCCGGAGTTCATCGAAAAGAT